GCAGTTCACGATTTTCACGTTCCAGCTCTTTCAGACGCTGACGTTCAGCGCTGGTGAGCCCACCATCACCGCCCCCGGTATCCCGCTCATGCTGGCGAACCCAGACACGCAGAGTCTCCGGCGTACAGCCAATCTTTGGGGCAATGGAACAAATTGCCGCCCACTGTGAGTCATATTCATCCTGACTTTCCAGAACCATACGAATCGCCCGCTGACGGACTTCGGGGGAAAAACGAGTATTTTTAGTCATCCTGTTTACCTCTTTCTCAGGGAGTTTAGTCTCCAGGATTTCCGGGGCGGTTCAATCTTCTGAATTCCAGCTCACTTTTGCAGGCCATGAAGATATCAGCGTACTGGTTCGCACGTCGCAAATCCCTGAAATGACTCGAGAGGATGTGGAGGACTATGGTCCGAATGGTGTGAAGTTCAACCAGCACGGAGCAATTCGAAACTCTGGGGAAATCCAGGTCCAGTGCGTGGAGACTATCGAAGGCGATATTCTTCAGTTCATTAAGGATCGCATTGCGGCGAAGGACTATGTTGATATCACGATGGCTGCTACCCCTGAATCCAAAGCTTCCGGGGTTAACGCTGTGACAAAAGCTGCTACAACAATTGAAATGTTGGACTGCAAAATCTACAGTGATGCAATCGACTTTAGTACCGAAGATGTGACTGCCGCTGTGCGCCCGTCACTTCGTATCGTCTACAACTGGATTGAGTGGGATTAAGAGTCATCCCTTGTATTTTAAAGCTCCTTCGGGAGCTTTTTTATTTGGAGAGGAAAGGGTGCATTGAGGATACCTGACACACGAAGAGTGGCGGGGATCTCTCCCATAAGCGCTAACTTAAGGGTTGTGGTATTACGCCTGATATGATTTAACGTGCCGATGAATTACTCTCACGATAACTGGTCAGCAATTCTGGCCCATATTGGTAAGCCCGAAGAACTGGATACTTCGGCACGTAATGCCGGGGCTCTAACCCGCCGCCGCGAAATTCGTGATGCTGCAACTCTGCTACGTCTGGGGCTGGCTTACGGCCCGGGGGGATGTCATTACGTGAAGTCACTGCATGGGCTCAGCTCCATGACGTTGCAACATTATCTGACGTGGCTCTCCTGAAGCGGCTGCGGAATGCCGCCGACTGGTTTGGCATACTTGCCGCACAAACACTTGCTGTACGCGCCGCAGTTACGGGTTGTACAAGCGGAAAGAGATTGCGTCTTGTCGATGGAACAGCAATCAGTGCGCCCGGGGGCGGCAGCGCTGAATGGCGACTACATATGGGATATGATCCTCATACCTGTCAGTTCACTGATTTTGAGCTAACCGACAGCAGAGACGCTGAACGGCTGGACCGATTTGCGCAAACGGCAGACGAGATACGCATTGCTGACCGGGGATTCGGTTCGCGTCCCGAATGTATCCGCTCACTTGCTTTTGGAGAAGCTGATTATATCGTCCGGGTTCACTGGCGAGGATTGCGCTGGTTAACTGCAGAAGGAATGCGCTTTGACATGATGGGTTTTCTGCGCGGGCTGGATTGCGGTAAGAACGGTGAAACCACTGTAATGATAGGCAATTCAGGTAATAAAAAAGCCGGAGCTCCCTTTCCGGCACGTCTCATTGCCGTATCACTTCCTCCCGAAAAAGCATTAATCAGTAAAACCCGACTGCTCAGCGAGAATCGTCGAAAAGGACGAGTAGTTCAGGCGGAAACGCTGGAAGCAGCGGGCCATGTGCTATTGCTAACATCATTACCGGAAGATGAATATTCAGCAGAGCAAGTGGCTGATTGTTACCGTCTGCGATGGCAAATTGAACTGGCTTTTAAGCGGCTCAAAAGTTTGCTGCACCTGGATGCTTTGCGTGCAAAGGAACCTGAACTCGCGAAAGCGTGGATATTTGCTAATCTACTCGCCGCATTTTTAATTGACGACATAATCCAGCCATCGCTGGATTTCCCCCCCAGAAGTGCCGGATCCGAAAAGAAGAACTAACTCGTTGTGGAGAATAACAAAAATGGTCATCTGGAGCTTACAGGTGGCCATTCGTGGGACAGTATCCCTGACAGCCTACAAAACGCAATTGAAGAACGCGAGGCATCGTCTTAACGAGGCACCGAGGCGTCGCATTCTTCAGATGGTTCAACCCTTAAGTTAGCGCTTATGGGATCTCTCCCCGCCAGGTCTCTTACCTTTCAGATTCGTAGGCTGTGAAGACAGTGACCTCCGTCTGGCCGGTTCGGATTCGTACCTCGCAGAGGTCTTTCCTCGTTACCAGTGCCGTCACAATGACGGTTAAACAGATGACGATCAGAGCGATTAACATCGCTTTTTGCTGCTTCATAGCCTGCTTCTCCTTGACCTTTTGGTCGGTAAGAGGCTAATCTACGTATGCTAAGCATAGATATTGCCTCAGATTAATGTTAAGCGTCTTGCAGGACGCGTAATGTTATCTGGGGCTTTCTTCTATCTGCTTTTCGGGTAATGCCTGAAGCAGATAGCCTCAAGCACCCGCAGCGATTGTATCAATGTCTGGCTTTTTTTCTATAGAAATCACCTGGAAGGGTGAATACCCACATCAGAAGAAACGTTGCAGCAAACATGATCCCTAATGGCCAGACCGCGCCAAAGAAAATCCATACTGAAAACGCCAGGTGACTCCAGATTAGAGCAATCTATCACCCTCTGAATCCCGCCGGTATACCCCATTGATCGTTATCTTTATTTTTGGCTAAAACCGCATTAAGAGCTTCGTTTACCGTCATGCAATGCGGTAGGTTATCGAAGTTTGATATCCCGCCAATATCAGGCGAACGCTTGTTCTTCAGGTAAGCATATTTCCGCGCAGCCGCCTCTACTTTCTGCTTGAACTCATGTTTTTGAGCGCGTTTTTGGGATAACCGCAGATTGTCAGCCTTTGCTTTTGCCTCAGCGATCCATGAAGTCAATTTTTTGAGTCTGGACGTTCCGGCACCGCCGGAAACTGATCTTTTTGTTTTTTTAACTTGTGACTTCTTATTCTTTATTGCCACGTCATCCTGACAGGGGGAGGGGGTATCATTTTGACATGGGGTGTGGATATAAAATTAAATAAAGCCAATGTCTTAGCGATAACAGCTTTAACCTTGGTTGCCGCTGAAGAGATCTTTAATTTGCTTTCAGTCAGCGCATTTTTGGCTTGTTGTGCGAAGGCCAAAAAGGATGGTGTAAACCGGTACAGGTTAGCGCGACGTTCACGGTGATCGCCGATAACAATCTCTACAGACAGGATTCCTTTGTTTACAGCTTCACGGAATGCACGAACGACGGTTGATTGGCTATAACCAGTTTCTGCCGCGATCAGGCGGTGAGGCTTGTGAATGAAGTATTCACTGGTTGTTGCCGCGAGATTTGCACATTGCGACAGGATATGCCCGGCGCTACGGGATAGACCGGAGTGTGTTACAAAGCAGGCCAATTCATAGCCAGAAAAAGTAAAATCGCTCATCGTTATACAGCTCAGGAAAGTGACTTTAGCCAGCATTACAATGCTGGTGGTTCTTACTACGTCTGTTAGCGCGTTGCCGCGACAGGTACCAGCACACCAGCATCAAGCAATCGCTTCATCAGCCACTGCTGACCTTTGCCGGTTATACGAGTCGTGAAAGAAATCCTGCTTCCATTGCTTGTATCGATCACGGTTTCTTTAAGGGTGAAATATCCACGGGATATGTATTCTTGTTTGGGGACGTTCCTGCGTTCACCGGTTGCGATCAGAATTCCGTTATCACGCAACCAGGTGAAGAGATAGTTTTGGCCCAGGCCGAGCACTTTGGCATAGTTGCCGATTAGAACCCCGCTGGCGGTAGCAACGCGTTCGGCGAATTCGACTTTAGGTGCATCCATAAGCATTTTTTGCTCCAGCCGTTGCTTTTGCTCTGCCAGTTCGGCAGCCAAACGGAGAGCTTCAGGGAGACTCTGCGGAATAGCAGGTTGTAATCTTCCAGCTCGATAGTCGATAAATGTCTGGTTTACCTTCAGCCGAAACGCGGGAGAAATCCAACCAGCGTACTCCACTGCGAGCAATTCATGGGCAAAAGTGCCGCCGCCACGGCCTTCGAACGAAACTATGCAATTCTGCATAGTTTCTTTTTCAAGCTCTTCGATGAGCTGTTTAGCTGACAGCGTTCTTAGCCATTGAGCTGGCGCTTTATGGGCACCGAGTCCGCTCGCTCTGTGTAGAGCATTAAGGTTGTAACGGCCAGCGCGGTCGGTCGTAATTTCAACACCACAAATAACGGGAAGAGTGGTTGAAGGATCGACATTTTGATGAAGGTTTGATATATTCATATCCGCATTGAATGTTTGTTGCATTTTTTCTCCAAATTTGCATCAACCTTCAATCACCAGCTCGAAATGGTGATTCTTTGCACTTAGAAAACGAAATTTATTAGAGCAAATTTTTCTAACTCGATCCAGATCGGGTTGGTCGATCTGCTCAGAAACCTGTCAGTTTGCTGGCAGGTTTTTTCTTTTGTTAACCTATTGCTACTGGTTTTAACAAACCAGCATCAAGTAGCTTGCGAGTTAACCACTGCTGGCCTTTACCCGTTAATTGGGGCGTCAGCCGTATCTGGTAGCCATTTTCATCATCCAACACCACTTCTTTCACCGTGAAATACCCGGCGTTGATGTACTGTTGGCGCGGTACGTTTTTGCGCGCACCAAAAGCCATGAGAATGCCGTTCTGGCGCAACCATGAGAAAAGGGCGTTTTGCTTAAGTCCAACGACCTTTGCAAAGTTCCCGATCAGGATTCCATTGGCCACTGATACCCGGTCGGCAAAATCGACTTTAGGGGCTGCGGCCACCAGCTGTTGTTCCAACTGCATTTTCTGTTCTGCTAACTCGGCAGCCAGGCGTAGGGCTTCTGGTAATGTCTGGGGGATCGATGGGGTAGGGGAGTTTGCCTGCTGTAATTCTTCCAGTTTGTCGATCAGCGAACGGCGGACCGCTTTTGACTCGCGCGCGGCAACTCGCAGGGCTTGTTTGTAGGTCATTGTTATAATATCTATTTCTGCGCCGTTTTTTTGACCTACGAAAATTTCGTAGGTTTCTCCTTCAAGTTCATCCTTAACTCTGGCAATGAAATCATTATTGCGAACTGGTTTTTCGCTACATAATTTCCGTGCCTCATTGACCATCTTCAACAATGTTTGGCTGTCGATTGTGTCTCCGATGTTGGGGATGACATTCACGGCTGGTGTTGGCGTAGCTGACGTAACAGGTGCTGGTTTTTCAATATTCAAATTTTTACCGGTCACTCTGTGTGCCTCCTTTCTCATTTCTGCTGCCACTGTTGCGTAACGTAGACGTCCTTGTTCAATCAAATAATCCCTGATCTCGGCTATCAGTAGCTTGTTGATCACAGCCTTATCTGTTCGGGTATAAAAACGTCTGGTTATCATGAAATAGTTGGCAATTGCGCCGGGGATCTCCCGTGTCGGCATACAGGTTGTATGCAGGGCGATCGCTTCGGCTATTTCATTACGGGTGACGAGAGGTTTTTTCATAAATCCCCCTGAACGTCGGCAGAGAAGGGGAGGTTCCAGTAACTAAGTGAATTGCGCGAGTTAGTTGAAAAACGGGCAGTAAAAATGCAGGGGCCATCAGGCAATTGAGAGCGTGCTTCGTCTTCTGTTGCTGCGATGACGAAGTGATAGTGGTGTTTTTTACAGGAATAGAAACGCCAGATGAATTCTTGGCGTGCGTAAGGATTGGCATTAACCATAGTTACGGCCTCACAATCAGGTTTAACAACCTGCTACCCGCTGCTAAACAGGTGGCAGGACGTGACGGGGTTAGCAGACTGGCGATTGTGAAACCAGCAGGCCGAAGCCTCCCCATCACGTCCCACCATAATTTGGGCGTAACGCGGTTTTACGGACACAAAAATACCGCAATATCGGATATCTGCGGCTGTCCGCACAATCATTCAGGCTGCTAAACCCGGTCGCAGAATTTGCTACGACGGCGGAACTATAAGCCTGAACGATTAAAAGGTCAATATGATGCGAAAAGATAGCATTCGTGACTTAAAAAGACAAATTTATTAGAGCAACATGCTGTTGGTATAGGTTTCCATATATGCGCATATAAAATTGGAAATTGTATATAATTAGAGAGTGAGTTAGTGTCAATATTAAACCAACTCAACTAAATCAAGTGTAAATTATTAGCAGAGCATATAATGTCGATAGTTGATTTTTTTAGACTTAATATAACGCAGCTTCAGCAATGAAGATCGTATTTTTTATAATAATTGATATACATCAATAGGATTAATCTTGTTTGTATTTGGCTTATGTGATAGATTTTCTTGGATTATATTTTTTTTCTGGGATGATTCTAATGGCTAAAATTTCTTCTTTATGCGTCATGGTTGTTTCTGCAATTTTTCTCTCAGGGTGTCAGTCTAATGGTGCTGAATATGCGGCAGATGTGTACGACACAGCCCAACTTAATTCAAAACAAGAAACAAGAGTAGTAAATATAATCTCTGTTCTCCCAGCCAAAGTAAAAGTTGATAATACAGCTAATAAACAAGCAGCTCAGACTTTCGGTGCTGTTCTCGGTGCAGTAGCTGGTAGTGTTGCTGGATATAATATTAAAGGAACTTCTACCTTGGGTGCAGTTGCTGGTGGTGCTGGCGGTGGAGCTCTTGGCGCAGCTGCTGGTTCTATGGTAAGTGATAAATCAATTGTTGAAGGTGTATCTCTTACTTACAAGGAAGGTACTAAAGTCTATACATCTACACAGGTTGGTAGAGCTTGCCAATTTGCCCCTGGAATCGCGGCTTTGATTTCAACGAAAGAAAACGAAACGCGCATTCAACCTAATGCTACATGTCCTGATAAAAAATAACTCAATAAGATATGAAGAAAATTATTTGTTATTTATGTTTGGCTGCTTTGAATACAGGCAATGTATTTGCTAATTCATTGCAGAGTCAAATAGCTGCTATTGCCCAGGCAGAAAGTGAAGGTCGAGCAAGAGAACAGCAGCTGGAGGATGCCAGACTAGAGCAAATTCGCAAGCAAGAAAATGCTGAACGTTTAAGAAGAGAGAGGGCTGCGGCAGCTGCAAATGCCCGCGAGAAAGCTCGTATAGCGGCGGAAAATGAGCGCAGAGCGAAGCGTGAAGCTGAATTGACCGCAGAGAAAAAGCGAAATCAGGCTTATGAAGATGAGCTTCGTAAATTAGAACTTGAGAAAATGAAGCTTGAGCTACAAGCGAAAGCTGCTCGAGTTAAGAGAGAAAACGATTTCATTGAGCAGGAGCTAAAGGAAAGGGCTGCAAGAACTGATGTGATTCAGTCTGAAGCTGATGCAAATCGTAACATCTCTTCAGGGAGTAAGGATTTATTGCAAAGCGAAGGTAAAGCAAGGGAGAAAAAAGCCAGTAGCTGGTGGTAATTTCCGTTGAACCATCCTCTCTTATTACACTCTATGTAGCAAATGGCAACCCGTAGAATCGATTGTTAATATCAATTCTACAAGGTTGCCAATGATTTTTTTAAATTTTGGTGTAATAGTCATCTTGTAGAGCTGTATATTCTCTGTAAAAATATCATTTTTAAATTAGCATAATCAATCAATTGTGATGGCGATATTAAGTGTTAATGTATATTAGTTTAGAGTGTGATTTCCGTTGGTGTTGGTCATCTTTTATTTCGGGCATGTGATTTGATTATATAAGCCAGTCCCCTTTATTGATGCAAAGAGTTTGGTATGCGGAAGAAGTTAACATTTTTTGGGACTATTGTTCTATTACTGTTGTGTTACGTGATTTATCCATGTGTATGGCCTGTTGCAGGCATGATGCTATATGTAGCATATATAACTATCGTAGGTTTTGATAAAAAAAACAAATCATCATCTAAACCACCGATTGAGTCGTCAAATAGACCGTCAATCAAACCATTAAATAAATCGTTATTAAATTCGTTAAATAAGCCGTTATTTAAGCCGTTATTAAAGCCGTTAAATGAACCCTTAGTTAAACCGTTAACAAAGCCATTAACAAAACCGTCAGATGAACGATTATATGGACACCGACGTGGACTGTTAGCATGGTGGCAAACTGTTGACGCTGACGCAGAAAACTGGCTTGATATATTTTGCAAAGGTTGCGAATCTCCGGCTGAGGAGGCATTTCTTCGTAAAATGGTTGCAGAGTTTAATCTTAAACCTAAATCTGGAATGTTAGTTTCTCCTGACTTAGTGCTTGAAATGCAAGTGCCCTATAAGCGTTATCGTTTTGATTTTGTCGTAAATGGACGCCAAATTATAGAAATTGATGGTGCAGCATGGCATTCATCCCCAGAACAAATAGAGCGAGATCGTATTCGTGATGAATATTCAATAAAGGAGGGGTTTATGGTGCTACGTATTCCAGCAAAGACTGTTTTCTACACTCCTAATGTTGCTATAGAGCAAGTGAAGAAAACACTTGAAAAAACACCGAACTACACAATGCCAGTTAGACAGAGTGTTATAAATCAGCAGCCTTTAAAGAAGTTCTCATTTACAAAATTACTTAGTGGCATAAACAATAATTTGAATTGTCAAATGATTAAGCAAGAAGCCCTATTTCCATTTCTTTTAGCTATTGAAACGGAAAAACGTCAACTTGAAATGATAGTATCGGAAATTGAAATGGAAATGCGTGTTGCAAGTATGTTGCCCCAAGATAGAATGCTATATGAAAATGCTAAGTCTCGTCTTGAGGCATTACTCCAAAATGATGATAGTTTAAATTACACTACGAAGCCAACTTATCAATGGGATAAAATTACTAAACCGTCTCCTGTTGAGAATCAGCAAATTCAGGAAAGTATTGATAGCGAATACAAAGATATTATGAATGAGAGGGAGCTAAGGATTGCAAAGCTCTTACACAGATGTAAGGTAGACCCTATATTTTCTATGAAATTTAGAGATAAGCTTAAGATGTATAATTACCCAACTATAACTGATATATTCAAATAATTATTAAGGTTGCTATACATCCTGTAGCAGCGCGATTCGTATGAATTATGATATCCATAATAACAGTTGGCACAATGGACAAATGACATCTCGTAGAATCGGTTAACACACCAGATTCTACGAGGTTTCAATGACACCACGACAATTACTCGAAGACGTCAAAACCCGCTTCACACCTTTGATTGCGGATGAACCTGCCTTACTGGAGTCTCTGCTAAGAAAAGCATTGGGAACCTACCAGGATAGGGCGGGGCACATCAAGCGGATACGCTTCACTGATCAGACCTGTAAATCACTTGCTTGCCCAGCTGATTTTCTTGCGCTCGTATCGGTTACAGATCACACCGGCGATCTTGTCTACTCCGATGTTTACGATGGGAATATCGAGCTTGAAGATACTCATCGAGCGGTATACCCGCTGAATGTGTCATATCTGGCTAATTTACGTGATATGGATCTGGATAATGGGGAAGTGCCACCTGAAATCATTGGGTTACTTTCTGACTATCTGGAAGTGTTAATCGCGATACCTAACACTGATCGCCTGCGAAGAATATCTATCGCGGGGAAACTCGATGCCAGCAATTTATCCGACGAGAACACGCTGTATCAGCGAAAGCTGGATCTGGAAGAGAAAATGAGCGCAACAAGGGCAATTATCCCGGGGATTGTTCTTTTCTCATCCATGTTGAAGTGAGGGGGCTGATATGGGGCTTAATGTTGCTTCAGTAAAGTCTTATGTATCTTCGGCATTAACGACGACATTATTTGGCTCCGGCGTTGGTGAGCGGGAAGTTGGTAAGCTGACGTCAATCATCATGAACAAAATGCTGTTCGCGCAAGGATGGCAGTTCTCTGTCGAAGTTGATGGACTGGAGGGGGCAGACTTCTTTGCCAAAGACATTACCTACCACGATTACAGCATCGAATATGAAACGATTAAAATCGGCGGAGGGAATATCCTTCAACCAACAGAGCGTTCGCCTGGGCAGATAACAATGATGGTCAGGGATACCGTTGATGGCCTCGTTTTGGACTGGTTTAAGACGGCAAAAAGTCGGGTGATCAATCCGGACGGTACCGGGAATATACCGTCTAAATATTTGCTCAATGTGCGTATTTATCGGTTGCTGTCTTCCGGCTTAACCAAACTGGAAAATGAGATGACGGTATTCCCGGTCACTACCGGCGATGTCACCTATGCGCGGGATCAGGTTACGGAATTTAAGTCATTCCCAATGACCTTCGCATTGCACAGCACGTTTAACCAATCCTCAAGTTCTTTGGCTTCCCTTCTGGGCTTTAGTTTTTCTCTTTGAATTAAGGAGCAAGGATGCTTTTACCCCTTTTCCCGCTACCATCGCGGCCAACTGAATTGATCCAGTTCCGTCAGCCAAATATTGCTGATGCGATGCGTTTCAACTCGATAACACCGGAGGAACAAGAACAACAGACAACGGCGTATTTAAAAGCCTTGCTGGCTGAACCCGCGAAACATGATCCCCTGACATGGACGGCGCAGGACCGGATTACCGCGTTATGGTGGATATTTACCGGCTCCCGTGAAACACCGGTCGAGACATTCACCTACACCTGTAAACATTGCGGTAAAGAGCATTATTACGATTGCGATATGAATGCTCTGGCTGAAGATATCCAGGTCCTGGAAGTGGAACCGTTCATTGACGATATTGAGGTGCCTGTAGAGGGAGTACCTTATCAATGGCGTATCGTGCCGCTTGATGGTTGGGCAATGGAAATGCTGGAGATGCGCCGTGCAGCATTGCCACCTGAAGACGACGCGGAATTCAAAGAAGCGATCGTTGATTTGCGTTTTTGGGAATTCGCTTAACCGGTTGGAATGATACAGAAGCGCAACGTCGAGCGTTTGGGCTTAAATCAGGACAAGATCCATCATTCCAGCAAAAAGCCGCTTATACGTTAGCCAATGTTCTTGATATGGGGGGACTGGTATCTGGGTAATGCTGCCAACTTACTGATTTAGTGTATGATGGTGATTTTAAGGTGCTTGCGTGGCTTCCATTTCCATCAG